CCGCCTGACCCATACCCCGGAGCTGAAGACCACCCAGAACGGCACCAGCGTGTGCAGCTTCAGCATTGCGGTTGACCGTACATACACCCCGAAGGGCGAGGAGCGCAAGGCCGATTTCATCGATATCGTTGCCTGGCGGCAGACGGCAGAGTTTATCTGCAAGTACTTCCAGAAGGGCAGCATGATCGCCATTGACGGCAGCATCCAGACCCGCTCGTATCAGGACAAACAGGGCAGCAATCGCACGAAAGTGGAGATTCTGGCGAACAACGTCAGCTTTTGCGGCCCAAAGGCGGCATACAAGCCCGCTGTGCGTGATTTCGACCAGCAGACGGAAAGTTATACTTCCGAAGCAAAATCCTCTTACAGCGCCCCGCAGGCGGCGCAGAACTTCTCGCAGGGTTCCACGGATGATTTCGCAGAGATCACAGACGACGGCGATCTCCAGTTCTGACCTCCCAGCTGTGCTATCTGGCTATACGGGCGTGTAAGGAAGGAGGTGCACCGTGGACGATGAAATCAGGCCGAAAGCGTTGATGATTCCATTCGACAAATTTGTGATTTTGGATATTCTTCCGCCTGAGCAGTACAAAAATACCATCACCAAGATGCGGCGGTATGTGGAGCACGGAGAGGAACCGGATGGACTGGAACCTCTGGAACAGATGGCTTTTGAAGCACTTCGACCGTTCATGGATGAGAATATTAAAACGTATCAACGTTCCGTTTTGTCCCATAGAGAATCCGGCTGTAAAGGCGGCAGACCCAAGAAAACCGAGAAAAACCAAATGGTTATTGCAGAAAACCGAGAGAAACCAAATGGTTTTCCGGAGAAACCGGCAGAAACCAAATGCACACCAAAGTACAAAGGTCAAAGTACAAAGTACAAAGTACAGTCGTCGTCTACTATCGTAGACTCCGACACGCGCGCGGATGCGCGAGACGACTTGACGACGACCATTGTTTTTGAAGAATTCCGGGACCGTATCGGAAAGCTGAGCGAAACAGGCAAGAAAGAGCTGCCCGTTTACGTTGAGCGCCTGGGTGCTGACCTTGTGACAGAGATCATCCGCAAGTGCGAGGATCTGGGCGGCCACAGCTGGGCCTATGTCCGCAAGGCGCTGGCGGAAGCCGCCCGGCAGGGCTGCACGTCTGTGGAAGAGTACCGCAAGACGAACCCCATCGGGGCGGGGCGTGACAAATTGGTTACGCGCCCCCCAGAAGATGCAGCAAAAGCCCCCGATTTCCTCAAAAACGCTGCAAATCGCAGGCCTTTGCGCAAGAAAGGAGAGGCGAAGAGTGCCTAAATATCATGTTGTTGTACTGTGCAGCGGCCCGGTAGGAGACGCGGCCCTGACCTACCGCCTGACCCATACCCCGGAGCTGAAGACCACCCAGAACGGCACCAGCGTGTGCAGCTTCAGCATTGCGGTTGACCGTACATACACCCCGAAGGGCGAGGAGCGCAAGGCCGATTTCATCGATATCGTTGCCTGGCGGCAGACGGCAGAGTTTATCTGCAAGTACTTCCAGAAGGGCAGCATGATCGCCATTGACGGCAGCATCCAGACCCGCTCGTATCAGGACAAACAGGGCAGCAATCGCACGAAAGTGGAGATTCTGGCGAACAACGTCAGCTTTTGCGGCCCAAAGGCGGCATACAAGCCCGCTGTGCGTGATTTCGACCAGCAGACGGAAAGTTATACTTCCGAAGCAAAATCCTCTTACAGCGCCCCGCAGGCGGCGCAGAACTTCTCGCAGGGTTCCACGGATGATTTCGCAGAGATCACAGACGACGGCGATCTCCAGTTCTGACCTCCCAGCTGTGCTATCTGGCTATACGGGCGTGTAAGGAAGGAGGTGCACCGTGGACGATGAAATCAGGCCGAAAGCGTTGATGATTCCATTCGACAAATTTGTGATTTTGGATATTCTTCCGCCTGAGCAGTACAAAAATACCATCACCAAGATGCGGCGGTATGTGGAGCACGGAGAGGAACCGGATGGACTGGAACCTCTGGAACAGATGGCTTTTGAAGCACTTCGACCGTTCATGGATGAGAATATTAAAACGTATCAACGTTCCGTTTTGTCCCATAGAGAATCCGGCTGTAAAGGCGGCAGACCCAAGAAAACCGAGAAAAACCAAATGGTTATTGCAGAAAACCGAGAGAAACCAAATGGTTTTCCGGAGAAACCGGCAGAAACCAAATGCACACCAAAGTACAAAGGTCAAAGTACAAAGTACAAAGTACAGTCGTCGTCTACTATCGTAGACTCCGACACGCGCGCGGATGCGCGAGACGACTTGACGACGACCATTGTTTTTGAAGAATTCCGGGACCGTATCGGAAAGCTGAGCGAAACAGGCAAGAAAGAGCTGCCCGTTTACGTTGAGCGCCTGGGTGCTGACCTTGTGACAGAGATCATCCGCAAGTGCGAGGATCTGGGCGGCCACAGCTGGGCCTATGTCCGCAAGGCGCTGGCGGAAGCCGCCCGGCAGGGCTGCAAAGATATTGCGATGCAAAATTTGAAAATGGGTGTAAGGATTGCGTCCACAACCTCGGAAGTCATGAAAGTTGTGGTCTTTCTAACGAACTTCCGTGTGATTATATCATACCAGATAGAATTGTAAAAGAAACAGAAGCAAAGCTGAGTGGAAACGAGCTACTGGGAGGTGATGACGATTGCACCTGATCCTTTACGGCGACCCTCGCACAAAGAAAAACTCTGCCCGCATCCTCAAGGCCCACGCAAACCGCCGCATTGTGGCCCCCAGCGAGGCGTTCATGCAGTATCAGGAAAAGTGCCTGTGGCAGATCAAGCGGCCTTACAACCCCATCACAGCCCGCGTAAACGTGAGGTGCGTGTACTACATGGCCACCCGGCGCAAGGTTGATCTTGCAAACCTCATAGAGGCGACCTGCGACATTCTGGTAAAGGCCAAGGTTCTGGCGGACGATAACAGCCAGATCGTAGCCGCCCACGATGGCAGCCGGGTGGATTATGACAAGAAAAACCCCAGAGCAGAGATCTGGATCGAGGAAATGGAGGACGAAAATGGCTGAATATCATGTTGGGTGTGGATTGTTTGGAGATATCTATGCTGGAACGCTGTCCACGCCACGCAAAGACGGATTGCAGATGTGGCGCAATAAATCAGAGGTGACAAGCGAAGCTGTCAAAGCAGTCATGGGGCATTTCATCACGGAAATGGAACGCTCAGACAAAACGAAGCTCGAAAAGGCGTGGGGCGTTATCGGAAACAAGAAGCTAAAAGTCACTTTTGAGATTTTCGCTAGCAAGGAGGAAAACGATGACCCGCACATGGATACCTGACACCGACACGCCAAAGACTGACGGTGGCGCGGACTACCGCACCGTCAAGGCGTGGTTTCAGCAGTGCAGAGATCTGGCGGAGCAGGTCGAGGCCCAGAAGCAGAAGATCCAGCGCATCCGGGACACTGCCGAAAAGTGCACCCAGAGCATGAGCGGGATGCCTGCGGGTGGTGGAGCCAGTGACAAAGTGGGCTTTGCCGTGGAGAGAATCGACACAGAAGAGCGGAACCTCAAGCAGATGGAGCTTGATCTCTGTGAACTGCGCACCGAGGCTGCCCGGCGGGCCTACTGCCTGAGTGGGTCTGCACGTGCTCGTAAACAAGCTGACTGCATCTATGATTATTACGTCCAGAACCTGTGCCAACGCAAAATCGCGGAGAGCGTGAGTTTTAAAAACGTCAATGCAGTTTCCGTCTATATCCGGGAGGGGATGGAGGCACTTGCTGAAATTTGGAAAAATATCCAAACCGACCAATAAAACGCACATTATTTTGGCACTTGTTTTGTGCCGTTTGAATCGACATTTGTGCTAACTTCCTGTATCATGGCATAAGCGGAACCGCGCAAAGCGGTGCGCCGCTTCTCAGCAGCTTCCAAAGCGCGGCCCCGTACGGATTCTCCTTTCGTTCATGCCGCTTAACGCTTTTTCGCTTTGACACCGTGCTTTGCGGGCTGCTTCTATGCGAGGTGTGCGTTGGGGCACCCTACCGACCCGGGAGATGGGATGTGGTTCGACTCCACAGCTTCGCACCGAACGCCGCAAAGTCTGTAACGCGGCATGTCTGACGCATGGAGTGATTCACCACCGGTGTGCGGGTGGGTGTGGGATTCCTGAAATCTTGCCCACGCCCTGAAACCTCCGCCCGTGAACAGCAGCACCGGAAATCCGAGCGGGCCAGCATGCCCCGCAGGATGTGCGTCAACTCAAGCAGCCCCGGCGGCGAACCGTGGGCTGTTTTTATTTGCTATATGGCCGCCTGAGCGCAATGTGGAGCGCGGTGCGTGTGTGTAGGCACGGCTGGTTCGATTCCAAGGGCGGCGTTTTATACTCCGGCAGCTCAAGTGGTAGAGCAGCGGTCTCCAAAACCGCAGGTTGCAGGTTCGAGCCCTGCCTGGAGTGCCAGACTTTGCATGACCGGGGGACGGCATGCAGAGAGTAGCGGGGCATCTGGCCGCAAAAGTTCCAGATGCAGCGGCAACGTCTTACTGTCCGGTAAAAGCAGATAACGGCGTTGCTGCTTATATGCCGCTATAGCTCAATTGGCAGAGCCGCCGTCTTGTAATCGGCAGGTTGTAGGTTCAAATCCTACTGGCGGCATGTTCGATATTTTGACCGTTCGGATTTCCGGGCGGTTTTTATTTTGCACGGAAGGAGAATAACATGATTCAGAAAGAGCTGCTGAAATTACCGGTCGAAGATCTTGTTCCGTATGAGAACAACCCGCGCGTGATCTCCCCGGAAGCCGTGAACGCCTGCGCGGAAAGTATGCGCCAGTGCAGCGCACTTGATCCCATCGAGGTGGACGAAAACAATGTCATCCTCAGTGGTCACACCCGCCGTCTTGCTTTGATGCAGCTCCATGTGAACACTGCTGATGTGGTACGTTACACCGGCCTGACCGAAGAACAGAAGCAGAAATACCGTATCCTCGCAAACAAGACCGGTGAAATGTCTGGGTGGGATTTCGGAAAACTCGAACAGGAACTGGCAGAAGTGGACTTTGGCGACTTTGACTTTGATTTCGACCTTCCTGCTGGTGACAGCAAAGAAACGAAGGTTGCTGAGGATGAGGCTCCAGAAGTTGACGAAGCTGCACCTCCAAAGGCGAAGCTGGGTGATATCTGGAAGTGCGGCAGGCATCGCGTTATGTGCGGGGACAGCACTAATGCAGAAAGCGTCAAAGCCCTTATAAAGGGGGCGCAGGCTGATATGTTGCTTACAGATCCACCGTATAACGTAAACTATGGAGCAGTGAGGGACGTAAGCGAAGCGGTAAAAAGGCACAGGAGAACGGATGGACTGCTCATACAAAATGATAACATGGGCGATGATGAATTCAGAAATTTTTTGACAAGCGCTTTCAAAAGCGCTGATGCTGTAATGAGGCCGGGCGCTGTTTTTTATATTTGGCACGCAGATGGAGAAGGGTATAACTTCCGGGGGGCGTGTAAAGACGTTGGTTGGACTGTAAGACAGTGCTTGATTTGGAACAAAAACACGTTGTGCATGGGACGACAGGATTATCAGTGGAAGCATGAGCCTTGCCTGTATGGATGGAAAGATGGCGCAGGACATCTATGGACAAGTGACAGGAAACAGACAACGGTTCTTGATTTTGATAGACCGGTTAAGAGCGAGTTGCACCCAACCATGAAACCGGTTGCGCTTTTTGATTATCAAATCAAGAACAACACAGAAAACGGGAATATTGTCCTTGACCTGTTTGGAGGAAGCGGGACAACGTTGATCGCCTGCGAACAGAACGGAAGAACAGCTTATTTGATGGAGTATGATCCGAAGTACGTCGATGTCATTGTAAAGCGATGGGAAGACCTGACTGGAGAAAAGGCTGTTCTCGAAAAAGAGGTGAGCTAAGATTGGCCGCAAAGGTAAGTATGAGCAGTGGCTAGAGCCTGAAGGGCTGACGCTGCTTCGTGGCTGGGCAAGAGACGGCCTGACGCAGGAGCAGATAGCTCAGAATATGGGAATCCACCGTGATACCTTGAACGAGTGGAAAAGCCGATTTCCCGACATTTCCGACTCTTTAAAAATAGGGCGGGAAAATGCAGACTACATCGTAGAAAACGAGTTGTTTGAGAGTTGCAAAACGCGCACAGTGACTGTAAAAAAACCTATCAAGTTAAAAAAAGTCATGGTTGACGGGAAAAAGCGGCTTGAGGAAGAGCGCGTAGAGTATGTGGAAGAGCAAGTAGTTGTTCCGGCAAACGTAACTGCGCAAATTTTCTATCTAAAAAAACGTCGGCCTGACAAGTGGGCTGTCGTCGATGGCGGCAAAAAAGATGAATTCGACCAGACCGTTGAGGATGATCCCATCACCAAGAGCTTGAAGGAGGAGTTTAAGAAATGAGCTTCTCCCCAAAGCAAAAACAGATCCTGACCTTTCCGTATGAAAGCGACTACGATGCCCTGATCTGCGACGGTGCGGTTCGTTCCGGCAAGACCTCCATCATGTCCCTGTCCTTTGTGCTCTGGATGATGGCAGAATTCAACCATTGCTCCTTTGCATTTTGCGGAAAGAGCGTGGGTGCGGTGGAACGCAACATCGTTCAGCCGCTTCTGTCTGTCCGGTACTTGCAGCAGCAGTTCCAGATCACCTACAACCGCAGCGGCCACGTTCTTACGGTGCAGCGCGGCAGCAAGGTGAACATGGTGTACCTGTTCGGCGGCAAGGACGAAAGTTCTTACATGCTCATTCAGGGCATCACGCTGGCCGGGGTGCTTCTGGACGAGGTAGCGCTCATGCCCCGCAGCTTTGTGGAGCAGGCGCTGGCCCGATGCTCTGTCACCGGTGCCAAGTTCTGGTTCAACTGCAACCCGGAAAACCCTGAGCATTGGTTTCGCAAGGAGTGGATCTTACAGGCCAAAAAACACCGTGCGCTGCATCTGCACTTCTTGATGGACGATAACCCGTCACTGGATGAACGCACCCGGGAACGCTACCGCAGCATGTACAGCGGTGTGTTCTATGAACGCTACATTCTGGGCCGCTGGGTGATGGCCGAGGGCCTGATCTACGATATGATGGACACCACCGCCAACACCTACCGCCCGCAGGACGCACCGGTGGGATTCAAGAGCCTTTCCACCCGTACCATCACATGCGACTACGGAACTACCAACCCGACCGTCTACCTCGATGTATACGATGACGGCGAGAAAGTCCGGGTACATCGGGAATACCGATGGGACAGCCGCCAGGAGCACAGGCAGAAAACAGATGAAGAGTATGCCGATGCCTTCATGGAGTTTATGGGGAAAGACCCCTGCGCCGCCATCGTTGACCCGGCGGCAGCGTCCTTTATCACAGCTCTGCGGCAGCGCGGCGTTTATGTGATGGAAGGAAACAACGACGTACTGAACGGCATCCGCAAGTGCAGCACGCTCCTTTCCCACCGCGATCTGCTGATTTCTACCGATTGCGAGGGGCTGCTGGATGAACTTGGCACATACCGGTGGGACGATAAAGCCGCCCTCATGGGCGTGGAAAAGCCAATCAAACAGCAGGACCACGGACCGGATGCCCTGCGCTACTATATCAACTCACTGCCTGATTGGAGGTTTGAACGTGTCCAGACGTAACAAAAGCCGCCCCGCCGGGGGCACAGAGAAACCGATGACGGCCACGCTGGACGCATTTTCCAACCCGCTGTTCTCGCTGGGATACGGCTCCCAAAGCCCGCTGGAAGCAACGGAATACCCGCTGACCCGGATGACGGACAATTACGCCCTGCTGAATAGCTTGTACCGCAGCAACTGGGTGGTGCAGAACGTTGTGGGCTTGCTCGTGGACGATATGCTGCGAGAGTGGTACGACCTCAAAAGCACAACACCGGAGCAAGGAAAGGCAATCCAGACTGTGGAGCGTTCCACCCGGCTCCGGGACCGTGTGAGCACTGGCCTGAAATGGGGCCGCCTGTACGGCGGTGCCGCCGGGCTTATCCTCATTGACGGGCAGGAGGACCTTTCCCGCCCGTTGGATGCAGAAGCCATTCTCCCCGGCAGCTTCCGTGGGTTGTACATCCTCGACCGCTGGCAGGGAATCAGCCCGGACGCAGGCCTGACCTTTGAGGGCGGGGAGCTTGTCCCGGAGTATTACAGCATCAACGATGCCGCCGGTCATACTGCCGCCCGTGTCCATCACTCCCGTCTTGTGCGGTTTGTGGGCCGGGAGCTTCCCGATCTGGAACGACAGGCGGAGCTTTACTGGGGCGAGTCCGAGGTGGAAGCGCTCTATAATGACGTGGTGGCTCACGACAACGTCAGCGCCAACATGGCCGCTTTGACCTTCCAGGCAAACGTCAACACCATGGAGGTAAAGGGGCTGGAGCAGCTGCTCTCCATGTCCAGCCCGGACGTGCAGCGGCGTTTCTGGAACACCATGCAGGCCCAGAAGGTCCTGCGCTCCAATTTCGGGATGCAGCTGGTGGAGCAGGGCAACAAGATCAGCAACACCCAGTACACCTTCACGGGCCTTTCGGACGTATACGAGAGTATGTGCCTGAACCTGTGCGGTGCGTCCCACTACCCCATGACCAAGCTGTTTGGCCGTTCCCCGGCGGGCATGAACGCCACCGGCGAAAGCGACCTGAAGAACTATTACGACTATGTGGACACCCTGCGAGAAAGCAAGCTGCGGCCCATTCTGGACAAGCTGCTTCCTGTAGTGGCCCGCAGCGCAGGCATTGAGCAGCTCGACCTTGACGTAACGTTCCCGCCGCTGTGGACACCCACTGCCAGCGAGACGGCGACGATCGCCAAGGAAAAGACAGATGTCATCATTGCAGCGTTTCAGGCAGGGCTTCTGGATGCAGATGTGGCAATGCGCGAGCTCAAGAAACTAGAGGACGAGACCGGCCTGTTCGGCTCCCTGACCGACGAACTGATTGCCGCAAAGCAGGGCCAGACCTACCAGGACGTGACCGCCCTGCGCGACCCGCTGGCGGGGCTGATGACAGAAAAGACGCAGGAAGACACCGAGGAGGGCGAATAATACATGCCTACCCTTGCACGTGCATCCCCTGAGCGGGAGCTGCAACGCCTGATCCGGCTTTATCTCAAGGCTGAGACTGATATCATCAACGAGATCGGCCGCCTGCGCAGCCGGGGGCTTGTGGACTATCACGCCGTGGCCGCGCTGGAACGGGTGCAGGAGATTCTCCGAAAGCTGGAAACGGATGAATGGGAGTATGTGCCCCGCATGGTCGAGGCGCAGTTTTACGTCCATCACCCGGAGGCCCGGGCGATTCCCGGCGAGACCGTGGAAAAGCACCTGCGCGGCTACACCAGCGCCCAAAGCCTTACCAGCACCCAGACGGATATCGTGCAGAAGCTCACGATGAACCTCATGGGCCAGCTGGTGGACGGGAACATGACGGTGCTTTCCGCTCTGCAAAGCGCCCTTCTGGGCCGGACTGAGCCGGACGTTTACCGGCGTATCGGTCTGGAGCAGGTGGCGGCACAGCAGGCTGTGGGAATGGGTGTGAACCAGAGCGTGCCCGCTTTCGTGGATGCTCTGCGCCGGGAGGGCGTGACGGCGTTCACAGACAAGGCGGGACGGAATTGGAGCCTGCACACCTATGCAACGATGGTCTCCCGCACCACGTCTCGGCAGGCTGAAATCCTGTCTGTGGTGACGCAGGACGAGGGGCAGGACTTGTATCAGATCAGCTCCCACGGCACAACCTGTGCCCTCTGCGCTCCGTATGAGGGCCGGGTATACAGCAAGAGCGGTAAAGACCCGCACTTCCCTCCGCTTTCGGATGCGTTCGGCAAAGTAGACCCCGCCGGGCCAAATGACCTGACCAACAGCTGGTTGAACATCCACCCGAACTGCCTGCACGCCCTTCGTCCATGGACACCCGCCGGGCGGACGGAGAAAGAACTGGAACGGATCAGGCGTTTTTCTGACCCCACAACAAATCCTTACAGCCGAGACCCGCGCACCAAGGCACAGATCGAGGCCTACCGCAAAAAGGAGCAGGGACGCTCCAAGTGGCTGCGGGATTACCGCCAGTGGGAAAATTACCGCACGGCTCTGGGAGACAAGGTGCCAAAGACCTTTGAAACCTTCCAGCGGCACAAGCTGGCAGATGACGAAAAATATCACAAATGGATGAACGCATACAGAAGCGGAGGTGATGCCGATTGATTGCGTACTATGGAAGCAAACTGAGCCCTCACATGACGGAAACGCCGGAGGGCTTTTTAATTTGCCACGATGTCAAAATCGCCCGTACCGGCACGCAGAACTATCTGGCCCGGGAGATCGGGCTGGACGGGATGCCGGAGCGTGTTCTTCAGGTGACACGAAGCGCCGAGGACGTGTTTGACCCGGCGGCAATTGCCAGTTTTGAGGGCAAAGATGTCACCAACACCCATCCCTCGGAGATGATCGTGCAGGAAAATCAGGCCGCCTACTCCAAAGGCCACGCAGAGAATGTTCGCCGAGTGGGTGATTATCTGGTGGCTGACCTGTACCTGAAAGACCCCACACTGATCTCCGAGGTCAAGAACGGGGCCATGCGGGATGTGTCCTGCGGCTATTACTGCCAGTATGAGGCAGACGGCGCAGGATACCGGCAGACCCATATCAGAGGAAATCACATCGCCATCGTGCCCCGTGGGCGCGCTGGCCGTGATGTCGCAATAAAAGATAGCGCCGCCGAACTTCCGGCGGAGAAAGGCAAGGTAAAACACATGAGCAAGAGCAAGAGTTTGCTGTCTCTGTTCGGTCTGGCGGCAAAGAACGCGGCCCCCGAAGAGCTTGACAGCATGGTGGAGACCGCTGCCGCAGCGCTGGATGCAGCACCCGCCGTTCCGGCGCAGGATGCAGACCCCGCTGAAAACGCAGCGCCCGCTGACACCCAGAACACCGCGGTTCTGGACGCGCTGAACAACCTTTCCGGCAAACTGGATCAGCTGATTGCTGCCAACACCAAGAAGGCAGAGGACAAAGATCCGGAAGACCTGGACAAGGTGATTGCTGAAATGTCCGGCGAAAAGTCTGACAAGAAGGAAAAGGACGAGGACGAAAGCGGCTCCACCACTGTTCCTTCCGAGGACGAGTGCGCAAAGCCTGCCGCCAATGACAGCGGCCTGGCTCTGCTGAAAGCCATGCGCCCCATCATCAACGGCATTCAGGACAAGGCCACCCGTGATGCCCTGTCCAAGACCCTGATCGAGCAGGTCAAGGGCACCAGCTCCGTGGATGCCATCGCAAAGGCTGCGCAGGACAGCGCCGCCGCTGCCGCCAGCGCATCCGGTAAGAACCGGTATGAGCAGTTGTGCCAGGATTCCCAGTCCGCTTACAACGACCGCAATCCCCACATGAAGAAGGAGGGCTAAATTATGTCCCTGAATACTCAGATTATCGGCAAGACCATGCCCCACGGCTTTGCTGGCACTTATGCCCGTCAGCCGGATATGATCGTCAACACCCGCCCCGTTGGCGGCACCGAAAGCATTTCTTTTGGCACTGCCCTGAAGTATGACAACGGCAAGGTCATCGTGATGGGCGGCGCAGGCACTACCGCTGCACAGTTCGCAGGCATTGCGGGCAGCGAAGTCAAGAGCGCCCTGGTCTATCCTGACCAGAATGGCGGCAAATACGCCCCCGGCGAGGCCTGCAGCGTGTTCCAGCGCGGCAGCATCAACGTGCTGTGCCAGCGCGGGACCCCGGCTCTGGGCGGTGACGTTTACGTCCGCATTGCCAAGACCGCTGACTATGCCACCGCACTGGTCGGCGGCTTTGAGGCGGAAGCGGACGAAAAGACCGCCGGAAACTCCGTCAAACTCACCAACTGCCAGTGGGGCGGCGCGGCTGATGCCAACGGCGTGGCCGAGCTGGTCATCCTCACCCGTGCAAACGCCTGATAGGAGGGCTTAGACTATGGCAAACTTCCAGAACGTCGGCACCACCAATGCCGGTACTTTCACCGTAAACAACGCCGGTGCTGCGCTGCCCGGCGGCACTCCCACCATGGACGCGGCTGCCATCCAGAGCGGCAATGCGTTCCTCACCAGCGAGCTGGAAAAGCGTGACCCGCTGATCCGCAAGCCCCTCACCAGCGTCACCTATCCCCGTGATATCCCCATCGAGGTGGGCGGCGGCTGGGTGGATTACGTCTCTGCCATGTCCGTGGCCTACGGTATGGCAGGCGGTTCCGGCGCTTCTGCCGTCAACGGCGGCGGTTCCAACGGCATTCCTGTGGTGCAGGCCAGCGTGAGCAAGGGCGCATTCAAAGCCCACGTCTTTGCCGCCGCTCTGCGCGTCATGTTCGTGGATATGCAGCGCGCAAACTTCATTGGCCGCAGCCTTGACCAGATGCTGCAGGACGGCATCCGGATGGCTTATGACAAGCACATGGATCAGAACACCTACGTGGGTTTTGACGAGTACGCTACCACCGGCCTTGTCAACAATCCCGATGTCACCAAGACCACTGCCGCAACTTCCGGCACGGCTTCTTCCACCAAGTGGGCCGACAAGACCCCGAAGCAGATTCTCGGTGACATCAACAATGCCATCACTGCCGTGTGGGCTGCCAACGAGTACGACGAGGCAGGCATTCCCAATCACATCCTGATCCCCTACGAGCAGTACAGCTACATCACCACCACCATGGTGAGTGACCTGGGCACTGAGACCATCTACGACTTCCTGAAGAAGCACAATGTGGCCGCAAACCACGGCGTGGATCTGGAGATCGTTCCCACCCGCTGGGTCAAGGGCGCTGGTGCTTCCAACGGTGACCGCATGGTGGTGTACGTCAACAACCGCCGCTTTGTCAAGGCAGACGAGCTGGTGCCCCTGTCCCGCGTGATGAGCACCCCCAACGTCACCAATGTCTGCTACGACACCGCCTATATGGCAAACGCATCCGAGGTGCAGCTCATGTACCAGACCTCCATGCTGTACGTGGACGGCATCTGATCAGGAGGTGGCAGAAATGGCTTTCGTGCTTTCCAAAGCAAACATCATCCTGCCCAGCGCAGACGGCTCTCAGACCTTTCCGCTCCACCGGGAGCAGCTGGTCGAAGTGCCGGGCTGGGCGGCAGAGACAGCCTATTTCAAGGCGCTGGTGGCCGATGGCGACATCGTGCCCACGAACCGCAGTGACAAGGCTGTACAGGATGCCGCAGACAAGCCCGTCCGCAAGAAAAAGACTGCGGACTGGGACAAGCCTGCCGAACCGCAGGAGCCTGCTGACCCGAAGGAAGACTGAGGAGGCTGCCCATGTGCTGGACGATGAAACCGCAGTTTCAGGGCATTCTTGCACAGGCCGCAAATCTGGGGCAGAGTGTGGGCAATTACACCGCAGAGCAGTTCAAGGCGGAATACCCGCAGTTCTGTGACGCGGACGGCAATTGCCACCTGCCGGATGCGATGCTGGAAGAGATCGTGAAAATGGCAAACATCAGCATTCAGCCGGATAAATGGCTGGACAGCTGGCATTATGCCGTGGGTCTTTATGTGGCCCACTACGTCACTTTGCAGCTGCGCACCTATGCGGAGAGCACCGCCACCCCGGCGCAGGCGGCAGCGTCCGGCGCTCTGGTGGGTGTGGTGAAGTCTGCCACGCTGGGCGACAGCTCCGTGACCTACGACACCAGCGCCCTGACCGCAGGAACAGAGGACTGGGGCGACCTGAACGCCACCACCTACGGTCAGATGCTGGCAAACCGTGCCCGCTTTATCGGTGCGGCCGGAACTTTTGTGATGTGAGGTGCACCCATGAACTGGAATGACTGGTATACCGACCTGATGGAGATCAGGCGCACGGAAACCGTGAAGGACGGAAATCTGACCCGCAAGGAACGGAAGGTCGTCCGCTCCGGTGTTCCGTGCCGGGTGTACCGCAGCCAGGACAAGGCCCCGACGATGACCCAGACAGCAGCCAATGTCCAGAAAACGGACAAGCTGGCCTGTGATATTGATGTGGATATCAAGCCCTTGGATGAGCTAGTGATCCACAGGGGGGCACGGCTGGGGCACACCGTGCAGGAGACCCGGTATTTTGCCGGGGACCCTGACCTGTACTATGAGCCCTTCGGGGCAGTGCTGCCCGGGCTGGCCCATCAGGAGATCACGCTTCTCAGTCAGGAGCGTGCGAAATGAACCTGCAGGAATACATCAAGAAGCTGGAAGCGGCGCAGGCCGCTTTGCCCGAAATGCTCGCAGACGTTGCCCGCAATGCCACCCTCCGGGCTGTGGAAGCGGCGCAGGATAAGACCCCGCCCACAGCGGGCAGCCTGAGCGGCACAAACACCCGCACCGGCGAGCTGAAGCAGCGCTGGGCAACTGACAGCCGAACAGAGCCTTATGGACTTCTGGGCGGGGAACTTGTGACGAACCTGAGTAATAATGCAAATTATGCCTCCTACGTCAACGACGGCCACCGGATGGACAAGCACTTTGTGCCGGGTCTGCACGCAGACCAATATACCGGAATGCTGGAATACGACCCGGGCCTCCGGGGCGAGGTTGGCATGATGGTGGGCACGAAAACGACCTACGTTGAGGGCCTGCACATGTCCGACGCAGGGATTGAGGCATACAAGCACACCGTGAAAGTAGAGACAGAAAAAGCCGTGAACAAGCTGGGAGAGATGCTGAAATGAACTTCACCATTACAACGCTGGCCCGGTCTCTGGCAGAGTATCTGGCTCCCTTCCTGCCCGGCGTGCAGATGTTGGAAGACCCTGCACAGCAAGGCGTAGAGCCGCCCTGCATGTTTATCCAGCAGCGGGGCAGTGATATCAAGCCTTACCCCGGCGGGCGCTGGCTGCGCACCATCCGGCTCGACCTGACCTATCTGCTGGACTATAACCTCACAGACCTGCGCCAGCAGTACAACAAAGCCGCTGAGGCGCTCGATTTCTGCATGGAAACATTCCCTTATTCCGATGGAACAGAAGCGGAAAAGCTCCTGCACGCCTACGAGCGCAGCACGGATATCGACGATGACGGCCTGCATTACAAGTTTGAGCTGCGTGTTTTTGTGGAAAAGCCCGTGGACGCAGTGAAGATGCAGACCCAGACCGTAAACCAGAAGGTAGACCAATGAAACAGGATAATACCCAATACAGCCGAGAAGTGCTGCTGAAAGACCCGCGTTTTGCGGGGTATCAGCCGGATTTTCTGGCTGTTGTTTTACACAAACCGTTTTACACCATCGCAGAGGCTGAGGCCGCTGTGAAAGAATTTTGGAAGGAGTAATACCCTATGGCAGCAGGCGGAACCTGGACCGTACAGAACAAGGTGCGGCCCGGCATTTACTTCAAATTTCGCTCCAAGAACCAGCAGAATCTGACCGTTGGCGACCGCGGCAAGGTCACGATCTGCGAACCCATGAGCTGGGGTCCCGTTGGCAAGGTGATGGAGATCGCCGCCGGAGATGACCTGACCCCTTATACCGGTTACGACATCACAGACGCACACAATCGCTTTGCATCCATGATCTTCAGCGGCTCCAACCGCACCGCAGCACCCACCAAGTTGCTGCTTTACCGTCCGGCCGCTGCGGACAGCGCAAAGGCCACCGGCACTATCGCCCCGCTGACGGCTACCGCAAAATTCCACGGCTCCCGAGGCAACGACATCGTTGTGATCGTCACCGCCCTGACAAGCCCCGAGGGCAGTTTCCAGGTCTCCACGGTCGTTGACGGTGTGGTGAAGGATCAGCAGACCGGAAAGACCGTTGCAGACCTGACCGGCAATGACTGGGTGGATTTCAGCGGCACGGGCACTCTGGCCGCAAATGTCGGCACCCAGCTTTCCGGCGGCAAGGACGGCGAGGTGAACTCTGCCGCATACAGCACCTACCTGACGAACATCGAGCCCTACAACTTCGATTCCATGCTGTACGACGGCGAGGATGCCACCGTAAAGACCGCGATGGAGACCTTTATCAAGCGCGTGAACACCGAAGTTGGCCGCTTCTCTCAGCTGGTGGAAGCCAATGCCACCAACCCTGACACCCGCTTTATCGTCAACGTGTGCAGCGGTCTTGTGATGAACGATGGAACCACCCTGACCCCGAAGGAAGCCGTCTGGTGGGTCGGCGGTGCGCTTTCCGGCGCGACCTACGCCAACGACCTGACGAATGCCGCCGTTCCCAACGCAGTAGACATCTCTCCCAAGATGACCCACAATCAGTATGTGGATGCCATCAATGCGGGAAAGTTCGTGTTCAACGCCGATGACGGCACCGTCCGGGTGGAGTATGACATCAACTCTCTGGTCACCTATACCAGCGAGATTGGCGAGGTGTACCGCTACAACCGCACCATGCGGCTGTGCAACACCATTGCCAACGACCTGTACAAGCAGTTCGCCCAGAGCTATGTGGGCATTGTGGACAACACCGAGGACGGTCGCCGCCAGTACAAGAGCGCCATCGTCAAATATCTGGATCAGATCCAGGCATCCGGCGGCATCCAGAACTTTGACGGCGAGACCGATGTCATTGTGGAAGCGGGCGAGGCAAAAGATGCCGTGCTCATCACTCTGGCCATCGAGGCAGTGGGCAGCACCAACAAGATCTATATCACTCTGGATGTGGCGTAAGGAGGAATAAAGATGAGTTATTTAATGGCTCAGGACACCCTGAACGGTGCGGAGGGCAAGATCACCATCACCCGGAACGGCCGCATTCTGGAAGCCGCAGGTATGCGGAACATCAAGACCATCGCGGGCATTCAGACTTCGGACATGAAGACCATCGGCACCCGCAAGGTTCAGAAAAAGGCCAACGGTGTCACCCAGACCGGCACCGGCAACGTCTATTTCGGCTCCAACGGCTCCAACCTGTTCACCGATATGGTGCTGAACTACATCGAGAACGGCGTGCAGGACATGTTTGATATCACCATCACCAACCAGGACCCCACGTCCAGCGTGGGCGCGCAGGTGATGGGCTACTACGGCTGCGTGCTGACCGGCGATATCCCGCTGTCCATTCTGGACGACGAGGAGGCCATGCTGAGCTACGATTTCAATTTCAGCTATACCAGCGTCAAGCGTCTGGAAGCATTCAACGACCCCGCCAACCTGGGCAGCAACTGATTTTAGGAGGTATTTTTTATGAGCGCACTTTCTGCATTTCTGCATCCCGCTGTGACCCGCGAGGAAAAAGAGGTCATCATCTCCAAGCGCTTTCTGGGTGAGGACGGCAAACCTGTCCCCTTTAAGATCCGCTCCCTGACCCAGGAGGAGAACGCTGCCATCATCAAGGCAGCCACCCGGCAGAAAAAGGTGGACGGCCAGTGGCAGGATTCCATTGATGCCAACGAGCTGAGTGCCCGCACTATCGTGGAAGCTACTGTTTTCCCGGATTTCCGCAGCGCGGAGCTGTGTGAGAAATACGGCACCAAAGACCCGGTTCAGGTTCCCGGCAAGATGCTTCTGGCCGGTGAGTTTGGCCGCCTGATCGATGCCGTGAGCAAGCTCTCCGGCTTTGACAAGAGCCTGGACGAAGAGGCAAAAAACTGATCTCCGGGGGCAGCTGGGATATCGACGTGCTGGTGGCATACTACTGCTTCGATAACCTCAGCTGGTCCCCGGGCAAGTACGATGCCCTGCCGGTGCGTGAAAAGGCGCTGGTCAGGGCATTTGCTTTGCGCTCCATGGAGAAGCGCAGAGAGGAGACCCAGCGGATGAAGGAGGCGGGACGAAATGGCTAAAATTCAGGAAACGCTTGTCCTTCAGGATCGGTTTTCCTCAACATTTTCGAGATATCTAAAATACGCTCAAAAAGCGGCGGTAGCAACTGGCGTTCTGAGAACCTCTGCCAATGGAGATTTTTCTAAGGTCGTGGACGCTATTGTGAACGTGAACAGTTCTCTGGCAGATATGGCGAGGGCGCAAACTGATGTAGCTAAATCTATGCAAGAGCAAAAAGACACTCTGGGAGAGCTTGCATCCGCAGCTACAAAGGCGGCAGAAGCCGCACAGAAGGCTACCACAGCAAACAGAGATCACAAAAAGAGCACGGATGAAGCAAAAAAATCAGCGGATCAGCTGACGCAAAGTCTGAAAAGCCTTGTTGCGTCCTATATCAGCATTCAGGGTCTGAAAAAGGCCGTTGACCTGTCTGACAGTCTGGTCTCCATGCGTGCCCGGCTCGATCGAATGAACGACGGCCTGCAAACCACGCAGGAGCTGGAAACAATGATCTACCAGTCGGCTCAGCGTTCCAGGGGCAGCTTCACCGATACGATGGGGCTGGTCTCCCAGCTGGGCACAATGGCCGGTGATGCATTCAGCAGTTCCAAAGAGATCGTGCAGTTCGCAGAGCAGCTGAACAAGCAGCTGGCCCTTTCCGGCGCGTCCGGTTCGTCTGCGCAGGCAGCGATCCTCCAGCTGGAACAGGGGCTTGCATCTGGCGTGCTGCGCGGCGATGAGCTGAACAGCGTGATGGAGCAGGCCCCGGCCCTTGCAAAGTCCATTGCAGACTATATGCAAGTCAGCGTGGGCGAGCTGCGCGAGATGGGCTCTCAGGGACAGATCACCGCTGACATTGTGAAAAACGCACTGTTTGCGGCGGCCAAGGACACGAACGCGGAGTTTGAAAAGACCCCAATGACATGGGCGCAGGTCTGGACGGTGGCAAGCAATACCGCCGTCCGGGCGCTTGACCCGCTGCTCACCGCTATCAACTGGGTGGCGAACAACATCCAGACCATCGGCCCCATCGTGGTCAGCCTTGGCACAGCCTTCGGTGTGATGCTTATCGCGGCCAACTGGACGAACATCCTTACCTTTGCCACCGAAAAAGCGGCGGCTGCGCAGGCATTCCTTAACGCCGTGATGTCAGCTAACCCCGCGGCATTGGCGGCAGTGGGCGTTCTGGTGCTGGTGGCTGCCTTTTACGCGGGCATCGCGGCGGTGAACCATTTTGCCGGGACGTCCATCTCGGCCACGGGCATCATCACCGGAGCTTTTACAACGATGGGGGCATTCATCCTCAACGGTACATTGGTCCCGCTGCACAATGGCTTTGCCGCATTTGTGAACTTTCTGGGTAATGCGTTCAATGACCCAATCACAGCAATTGATGTTCTCTTTTATGATATGTCCATTACCATCCTGAAGTACGTCCAGAACGTAGCGCAGGGTTTGGAAGGCCTTATCAACATGATTCCAGGCGTTGAAGTGAACATGACATCCGGAATCGATAAGCTTATCGGAAAGCTGGAATATGGCCGGAACTGGACCATCAAACAGAACGGATACAAAGAGTATATCAAGCCGTGGGAGAACTTCGACCTGGGCAAGTCCTATAAATCCGGTTATAACTGGGGCGCGAACCTCGGAAAATCCGGCCTTATGGGCACCGGCACGGGACAGCTGGAAATTCCGCAGGCGGCAGACGTGAAAGACCTGCTGGGTAATATCGACAAGAACACCGGCAAGATCGCAAAAACCGTTGACCTGTCCGATGAGCAGATCAAGATGCTGGTGGATGTGGCAGAGCGCAAGTACGTCAATAACGTCAACCTGACAAGCCAGACCCCCATGATCACAGTGCAGGGGCAGAACACCGGCAACACCGAAAAGGATGCCCGAAATCTGGCAGACACCCTGCGGGACGTTCTGGTGGATCTGATGAACGCAGGCAGCACTGTCACCGTGCAGTAAGGAGAAAGAAATGTCCCTGTACAAACTGTATTTTTCCAGCGGCGCAACGGTGATCGCCCTGCCCATCAACCCGGAAAAGCTGCCGGAGACCCTTTCTGCCGACAACGGAACTTATAACGTGCTTGGCCTTGGCCCCATCATGCAACCACGCACGCCGAACCTGCGCACCGTGTCTATTTCGGGCCTGCTGCCCGGGCGGCGGTTGCCGGGCCAGACCGGCATTCATCTGCCCCCGGCGGTGTATATGGCGTTCTTCACCACCGCTATGAAGAAAAAGTCCCCCATCGTCTACACGCCCGTCCGGTTCTATGAGAACGGCGTACCGTTCCTGGGGCCGAGCCTGGGCTTTCGGTGCCTCGTTACCAGCTTCAAGGCAGAGGAGCGCGGCGCGGAGACGGGGGATTTCTATTTTGACCTGAGCCTGACCGAGTACAAGGATTACTCCCCGCAGAGGGCTGTTGTGCAGGGCGCTGGCCAGACCGGAACCTTTTCCCCGGCCAGCATCATCTCTGACGTGGCCAGCGTGGCCGCACGGGCTGTTTCGGCAGCCACAGCGGTAAACACTGCAGCAGATGCGGCGGGCTCTGTAAAGCTCTCACTGACCCCCACCAGGAGCACCCCCGCAGACAAGCTCGTTGTGGGGGCCAGACGGAAAGCCACCGGGAAGGTCTACGGCACCGGCAGCGGGGAGGAAGTTCTGACCAGCATCCATGGCCAGATCGTTGTGGTGCGGCGCATCATCGACCGCTCCCGGCCCTGCCCCGTCTGCGTGGCAGACACCGGCGGCACTGTGCTGGGCTGGATGCCGGAGAACAGCCTGCAGGAGGTGGAAGGATGACCTATGAGCTTTTGGCCGCTCAGAAAGCCACCGGAAACACCCTGAACCTGACCAACAGCACCACGCAGGTGGTCTGGTCTACCCAGCGCACCGGGCAGCCGGGAAAGCTGACCTTTACCTATCTTCGCACCCCGGAATCCAAGCTGGAAGAGGGAGACGTGATCCGCTTTTCTGTGAATGGTCAGCTGCAGTTTTACGGCTGGGTGTTCACCCGGGGCTTTGACCGCTGGGGGCCGGTGGACGTGGTCTGCTATGACCGCATCCGGTATCTCAAGGCCAATGCCAGTTACTCCTTCTACGGCCAAAGTGCCGGGGACATCATCCGGCAGATCGCGGAGGACTTTGAGCTGGACGTGGGCGAGCTGGCCGACACCGGCTATAAGCTGCCCTCCCTCATCATGCAGGACAAAAGCTGCATCGACATCATCAACACCGCCTTGCAAAAAACCCTGCTCAACACCGGCAAGGTCTATGTGTTTTACGATTCCGGCGACGGGCTGGCCCTCAAGGAGGCCAACGACCTGAAAACCGATATCGTCATCGGTGATTACAGCCTGATGACGAATTACACCTTCGATTCCTCCATCGACACCCAGACCTACAACAGCATCAAGCTGGCCCGGCCCAATCAGAAGACGGGAAAGGCGGATGTTTTCGTGATGAAGGATTCGGAACACATCGGGAAGTGGGGCCTTTTGCAGCTGTACCAGACCGTGGACGAGGCCGCCAACGACGCTCAGGTAAAGGAACAGGCGAAAGTGAGCCTGGAGTATTACAACCGGGTATTGCAGCAGCTCAAGTTCTCTTCTCTTGGCGTTCCGGGTCTGCGGGCCGGGGCGCTGATCCTGGTGAACCTGTCCGATCTGGACGGCGAACCGTTCAAACGGTATGTCATGCTGGAAAAGGCGGAGCACACCTTCAAAAATGACGAGCACACCATGGAGCTGGAAGCAAAAGCACTGTAAGGAGGGAGAAGCGTGGATTTACTGGGAGTATTGCAGGAGATCAACCGGCAGACCAACGATGCCGGGCAGCCCACAGACCTGCAGATCGGAACAGTGACAAAGGCCCCACCGGATGATGATGAGCTGGAGATCCAGATCAGTGAAGCAATGGCCCCGCTGAAGCAGGCTGTGCTTTACCTGGCAGAGCCTGTCATTGAAAAGAAAATTCCCATCCTGCGCCACCGGCACGAGATCAAGATCCTGCAGCACAAGCACGTAACACCGTCCGGCCCCAGCGAGGACGCGTTCACGGCTCCGCCCTACTTTACGGAGTGGTCGGCCCTGCCGGATGGATTTGATGCAAAAGTGCAGGCAGAAAACTTTGTGGGCTGGGAAAACGGCGCTGCGCTGCCTTTGAGCAAGGACAAAAAGTACATCATCCTGAACCCGGCTTTGAAGGCCGGGGACAAAGTGCTGCTCCTCCGCGTTCAGAGCGGGCAGAAGTTCATTGTTCTTTCCAGAGTATACGGAGGTGAATCGTAATGGCTACGCTTCCTACAGGCGCGTCTATCGACCTTTCCGGCGGCGTGGAGTACGTTTCTCAGCCGTCCAGAACCTGGTTCATTGACCAGACATCTGGCCGCATCACCGGGGAATGTGATGGGCACGAGGCCGTAAAACAGGCCGTGACCATCATTCTGAACGTGGAACGTTATCGCTGGCAGATCTTCCGCTCTTACAGCGGCATGGAGTGGGAGGGGCTGCTGGGGCAAGACCCGGGCTATGTGGCTGCCGAACTGCAGCGCCGCCTGGAAGAGGCTCTGACCGTGGACGACCGGGTGACCGGCGTGAAGAACTTCTCTTACACGGTGCAGGGACAGGCCCTGACAGCATCCTTTACCGTCTCCACAATCTACGGCGAAATGCAGGCAAGCACGGAGGTGAACACCGCAGCATGATCGATTTTTCTACCGCACAGTACCGGGCCATTCTGGACTATATGCTGTCTCAGATCCCGGACGACTACGACAAGCGGGACACAAGCCCCATCCCAACGGCTCTTTCTCCCGCCGCCTATGTCTTTGAGGGGTTCTTCCTTTCCCTGAACTTGGTGCAGCGGCAGGCGTTTTTTCAGACAGCCACCGGCAGAGCGCTGGATCTGCTGGCCCCCATCGCCAGCGTTACCCGCAAGCAGGCCACGGCAGCGGTGCGAAAAGGCGAGTTCAATATTGATATCCCGCTGGGCAGCCGGTTCTCTACCATCAACGGCGCGGACAGTATCAATTTTATTGCGCTGTCCGCTCTGGGTTCCGGGCACACCTACCGCCTTCTGGCCGAAACGCCCGGCACCATCGGCAACGACTACACCGGCCCTATCCTACCCATCGACACCATTCAGGGCCTGACTTCTGCCCGGATCTCGGATATCCTGACACCAGGAGACGAGACCGAGACCGATGACGAATTCCGCGTCCGCATCGAAGCGGCGCTGAACAGCCGCTCCTTTGGCGGCAATGTGGCGCAGTACAAGGAGGAAATCGAGAAGCTGGACGGCGTGGGCGCTGTGCAGGTATACCCGACATGGAGAGGCGGCGGCACGGTGCTCTGCTCCGTTCTGGGTGCGGACTGGCTGCCTGCATCCACCGACCTTGTGCAGACCATTCAGAACGCCATCGACCCGGTGCCAAACTCCGGGCAGGGGCTCGGTCTTGCGCCCATCGGTGCAAAGGCAACGATCACGGCCCCGGAAAAGCTGGAAGTTTCGGTCACCGCATCGGTGACGCTCCTGCCTAGTTACTCGCTGGATACAGTTCGCACCGCGGTACGGGAGGCGTTGGAGGCATATCTGCTCAATGTACGGAAAAGCTGGGCGACCAATATCAGCAAAACCAGCATTGAATACAGCGCCAACGTCTACACGGCCCGCGTATCTGCGGCCATCATCACGGCAGAGGGCGTGGTAAACGTGACAAACGTCCAGCTGAACGGAGCAGCGGACGATTTGATTCTGACAGAGACCGGCGAACGGCAGCAGGTCCCTGTGGTTGGGACGGTGACGCTGCATGAAGCTTGATCTCTCGCACGACCTGCTTCCGCTGCTGCCGACCATCTACCGGGAAGTGCAGGACTATCAGCAGATCTGCACTGCTGAAAAAGCGGAATTTGACCTGCTGGCTGGTTCCGTGGAAGGGGTTCAAAGCAACTTCTTTTTCCAGACCATGGACGAGGATTCCGTTGCACAGTGGGAAAAGGTGTTTCACATCGTGGCTGTCCCAGAAAAGGAATCTCTGGAGTTCCGCAGGCAGCGTGTAATGACCCGCATTGCGACCCGCCCGCCCTACACACTGGGGTTTCTGTATCAGAAGCTGGATGAACTGATTGGCGCTGGTGAATGGACGTGCTCCATCACATACCCGCTCTACGAGCTGAGGCTTGCAACGAGCGCAAAGAGCCAGTCGTACTACGACGAGGTGACGCACCTGATCAACCAAATCAAACCCGCTCACATTGTCTTTATCAGTATGCCGTACCTCAAGACCGGGATCCTGATCACAGAGCAGGTCGATGTGCAGAAATACGAGTATCAGTATCGCCTGGGCGGCTGGGCCCTTGGGAAAAAGCCGTTTGCCGAGCTCGGAGGATGGACGACCGCAAAGGCTGCTGCATCGCCGACACTGACGCGGACGCTTCTTCTGGACGTGGCCCACAAGGCGGCAGAGCTTGCCACGACGGCACGGCTCAACCGCGCAACGACCGTGAAACCGCTGAAAAGCGTTATTGCATCTGCGACACTGCAGGTGGGTTCTGAAACGTTGATGATCGCGGGTGAGAACCTGAAGCTGGAAGCATCCATTGAACCGGAGGCAGGTAATTCGACCGTCAACCACTATGAGCTCCTGAACGATGCGGGAGAAACGCTGTACGCATCGGACTGCTATTTTGGCATTACCGAAAAAACGGACGTGGACGTAAATCTCTCTATTCTGGAGGGCGCGGACACCGTGCTGGCAAGCGGAAGCCGGTATCACTATCTTCTGGGCAGCTGGCTTTTGGGCAAGGATGCCTTTGCGTCACCGGGACAAAATAATTTTGTCCCGGTGACGGCCGCCGCGCCCGCTTCTGCATCTGTGACCCCGCTGTTTCTGGCAAGCCTTGCCTCGTACCTGGCGGATCACATCAACATGGTGCAGCTGAACGGCAATTATACCGTTCCGAACCTTGCAAAGAGCCTTTCCGGTGCGGCAGTCACGCTGCAGTATGAGCTTCTGCCATCGGAAAAGATCACAAAAGTCTCTGCTATCTCCGCGCAAGATGCGTTCGGAGCCGCCCTCACACAGGACGATGTTAGCATCGAAACCACGTCCAGAACAAAGCTCAAACACACCATTATTTTCAAGGAGGGAACATTGCTTTATGGCGGATGATATCCTGAAAAACATTCCTCTTCCCGCTGATCTCCCGGAAAATTGGACATCCGGTCAGATCATCGCCCCGACCGGCGCAGAAGCTGGCCTGGACGACCAGCACGGGTACAATTACCTGATGAGGCAGGTCAACAACGCACAGAAGGCGGCAAAGGAGCTGAATAAGGGCAAAGCAGACTCCGTCGTTCCACATGATCTTTCTATTCCAATTACGGGGTGGCAAACAGACACAGAAGTTGCAGAGTACCCGCATTACATTGACATTACAGCGGACGTTACGTCCACGACTGTGGTATCTGTCAGCATCGACCCCGCAAGCGCAGACGTAGCCGGTAAAGCTATGCTCGTAAACCCCGAAACTCGAACCGGAGCTATCCGTATCCGTGCGCACAACATTCCGACTGCGGAAATTTCCGCCCGGTGGTATCCCATCAAGTATGGTGGCCAGTTCTATGGTGACGGCTCAATCTATTCCAACTTCCTGCTTGCGGCACATCCTGTGGGTAGTATCTATCAGACCATCAGCCCGGAAAACCCGGCTGTGACATTTGGCGGCGGCACATGGGAACGAATTGAGAACAGATTTATCATGGGTGCAAGTGATACCTACCCGGCAGGGAGTACGGGAGGTAGCACGGCGCATGAACATGAGTACAAATTAGGGTTTATGTGGCGGTTTGGTGCTTTGGTCGGATATCCGACATCCGCCATTACCACATATAACTACAAAACACAATCATGGAACGATAATAACAAAAAAGTTAATGACGGACAGTATACACTCGCCAATGATGGATTTTCCTCGACATACGGTGAGAAGCCCGGTGGAGAAACATACTCCGTTACAGGAAACACTGCATCTAGCTCTAGCATTCCTCCCTACTACTCCGTGTACATCTGGCGCAGAGTGGCATAACCGAAAGGAGAAACGATGGCACTAGGAGAACTCAAAAATGGCATTGGCCCTGATGCCTATGCTATCTATCAGCAAGTCCTTGCGGCGGTAGTCGAGCGAGACCACCCCGTGGGCAGTCTGTACATCAGCGAAAACGCAACCAGCCCTGCCGAGCTGTACGGCGGCACATGGGAACGAATTGAGGGCAAATTTATCATGGGTGCGAGCGACACGCATCCGGCTGGTACAACGGTAGAGGCAGGACTGCCGAACATTACGGCTAAAGTGACCAGTCAGTATGGCATTTTTAATGCCGACGCAGAAGGAGCGTTTTACTTTGCGGATGGAGCCAATTATGAATATCCAGCAACGGGACTAGGCGGCGCGTTAATACACGACCTTCGCTTTAGTGCCGCCAACTCCAACTCTATCTACGGCAAGTCCACCACTGTCCAACCCCCGGCATACTGCATGTACTTATGGCGGAGAGTTGCATAACCGAAAGGAGCACACATGAAGATCATCGACAGCAACGGCGTAGAAATCGCCACCCCCGACCTGACGAAAGGCTCCCTCAAGCAGGAGACCCAGACCATCCATCACGATGCTGTGGCGGGCGTGGAAGAGGTCAGCCACTACGAGACCGAAACCTTGCCGGACGGAACCCCTGCAATCTACTATGACGCAGATGGTCGCGAAAAAGGCCGTGATGTCCGCAAGGTGGTGGACGTGCCCGGCGTGGAAGCACAGGAAGCCTACGACGAAGAGGTGGAGGTACAGCGGTATGTGCTGTACACCGCCGAAGAGCTGGCTGCACAGGAAAAGGCCCGCAAGGAAGCAGAGGAAAAGGCACAGCTGCCCACCGCAGAAGAGCGCCTTGCTGCTCTGGAAGCGGCTATGCTCGACCTACTGGCCGCACAGTAAGGAGGATGTTATGGTTTTGTTTTATGTGACCCAAATCAAGCTGCACCGCTTTGACGGCGCTTTTACCATCGACAACGTGCCTGACCGGTACAAGGATGCTGTGCTGGCAAAGCTGACGGAGGAGGGGTTTTATGAGGTGGAAAGCAATGCTTGACTTCCTGCGGGATATCTTTTCTGCCCTCTCCCACGCTGCCGGAGACAGCGCTGACAAAGAAGCGCCTGCTCCTGCACCGGACGTGCCCACTGTGGACACCGTGACCGGGTGGGCAGGTGAGCCGCCTTACCGGTACATTGACGTGAGCCGGTATCAGGGCACCGTCGACTGGGCACAGGTGGCTGCTGCGGGCTACAAGGGGGCCATGCTCAAGACCGTGAGCACTAACCGTAAGCTCTCCAAGCGGTCGGACGGCCTGTACATCGACCCGACCTTTGAAGCGAACTACCGCAACGCCCGGGCTGCCGGGCTGGACGTGGGCGTGTATTACTACACCTACGCCACCAGCGAAGCGATGGCCAATGCAGAGCTTGCCCTTGTGCGGGAAGCGGTGCGGGGCAAAGAGCTCACCATGCCCGTGTGCGTGGACGTGGAGGAAAACAAGCTCAAGCCCATGAGCACCCTCGACCTCACCAACCTCGCCGCCTACGCGCTGGAACAGGTGGAAAAGATGGGCTTTTATGCCCAACTCTACACCTACACCGGCTACAAATACGAACTGGATATGGCCAGGCTGTCCTCCCGGTGGGACGTATGGCTTGCGGACTACACCGGCAAGACCCCGAAGGTGGATTTCAAGTACAATGCCCACCAGCACACCAGCAAAGGCCGCGTGCCTGGCATCTCCGGCAACGTTGACCTCAACGTGACCACCGTGAACTACCCGAAAATCATCCGCAAGAAGGGTCTGACCCGTCTCCGGGAGGGCGCATGAGCGATGCAATCATCGTAGCACTCATCACTGGCGGCCTGAGCCTGATCGGCGTGCTTATCTCTAACAGCAGGGCCGCTCAAAACATGGACGCAAAGCTGGAAAAACAGCAGGCCATTACTGACACTAAGCTGGACGAGCTGACCCGGGAAGTTCGGGAGCACAACAACTTCGCCAAGCGTGTACCAGTGTTGGAAGAGCAGATCAAGGTGGCGAATCACCGCATCGAAGACCTCGAAAAAGAGAGAGGAGAGTAATACATGGCAACAATCAATAACATTTTGACCGCACTTCCCGCCCCTGTGGCCCTCGTGCTTATGCTGGGCGGCTTTGCGTTTTACGCCCTGGGCTGTATCCGGCTGGGCTATGGCGCGGCTGTCAAAGGCACTGTGCTCGACCTGATCGAGCAGGCCGAAAAAGAGATTCAGGGCACCAAGAGAGGCGCAGAACGCAAGGCGTGGGTGGCGCAGATGCTCCGCATGGCCCTCAACGCCAGCAAGTGGGGGAGATTTATCTCGTGGGCCATCACCGATGAGACCATCGGCACCGTGATTCAGTTTTTCTTTGACCGCATGAAAGCGGCGCTGGAAAAGCAGTAAGGAGGATATCATGGCAGGAACTACATACGAACCGCTTAACCCGTGGAGATGCTCAAAAAGTATTATCCAAACAAATTCTGACCGCGCTGGAACAGACGTTTGTACAGGTTACCATATTTCTGTGCTTGGCAATGTGGTGCGCAACGCCGGACAGTTGCCGCAGCCTTTCTGGCTCGGTGCTGCCTGTGGCGGCGGCTCGTGTAGTGCTGCCCGCTGCGCTGCAAGGACTTGACCGACAACAGATGACCGCCGCCATCAAGAGCGCACCGCTTGGGAGGGTAGACCGGAAAATCGCCCGGTTGCGGTACGTTGAGCGGCTTCCGCTGCCGGACATTGCAGCGCAGACGCATTACAGCCGGACGGCGATAGGCTATCGGCTGAAAGGCATTGAAAAAGTTTTTGAGTAAAGCAAACCCCCGGTGTTCCGTTTGGAGCATCGGGGGTTTTTTTATTTATGCGAGCTGTTCAGCAGGGGCGGGGAGTACCTTGCGTTCCTTCGCTTTCTGCTCGGCCTGTTCCTTCACGGTCAAATAGCCGTGGTCGTACATCTGCTTGTAGATAAAAGCCTGCCCGGTGCGGTTCCAGCGGGTGCTCTCTTTGGTCTCACCGTTGCCAATTTCAACCGGAATACTTACAGTATAACCTTTATCGATATACTTCCGCTTCGGGATCCACTGCCCATTCACTTTGCGCTGGATGCCCCATTCTTCCAGCAGCTTATTGAGCTTGTTGGCCGTCATACCAAAATTGAGCGCAATTTGCGTCATGGTGAGCGTTTCGTCACTCAAAAGCATATTGTGGGCGTACTTGGCGGCGGGCTTGAGCTTGGCGTTTTCCTTTTCGAGCTGTTTGGAGCGTTCCTGTTCCCGGGCAATGATGCCCTGCGCCATCACCAGCGCTTTGGATAGTGCCAGCTCCGGCGGTTCAGGTTCGGGCGTGGTCAGCTTCTTCTCCATCTCGTTAAAGGCTTGGATGTACTTCAATTTCCAGTCAAGCGCTTCATCACCAGTAAAACCAAAGGTGAGCAAGGAGAACCCGTCGCGGTTCATCAAGTACATGGGGTACAGCTTTCCTCGGTTTTCAAACGTGGTTTCGTAAAAAAATGATTTGGTGGCGCAATTTTGCGCCGCCAGATTCTCAATAGCGCGGAGAACATCTTTGTGGTTCTTGCCAAAACGCTCCGCCACTTCCCGGCTGGATACCACGGCCTGTCCGTTCTGGGTGGAAAGAACAATATCACTCATGCGCCCACCGCCTTTTTACCGGCCTTTACACCCTCTGCATAAGCGAAGTTCATAAGTTTGCAGACATCATCGGCGCAGTCTCTCAGCATTTCATCAAGGTCGGCATCGGTCAAGCCAGACGGCTTCAGGAGAAAATCGCGCGTAAAAGGATAGTTCATTGTAAAATACCTTTACTTTCTCCGTGAAATAATATAAAATAAAGGTACAAGAGGGGCTTTTGCTATGGTTGCTTCTTGTGCTTGGAGTGATTAGCTGTTACGAGCGGCTAACCACTCTTTTTTATATTGCTCAAACAATTTGCGCTGCTGTTCACGGTTCAGCCGTTGAAACTCTTTGAACTTCATGGGCGTTCTCCTTTCCGCCCCTCTTGACCATAAATATATTATAGCACGGTAAACCATGCTGTTCTATTGACAAAATTGACGCTGGAACAAATCAAGAATCTGTAAAATAGAATAGCTGAAAATTAAGCGCTCATGCGGTGTAATGCCGTGTGGGCGCTTTTCTTTTTTTGTCCTTCGTTGTGCGTTCGTTGTCTCTCGCTTTCCGGGAAAGAGATAAAATTATCCCAGAAGAAAGGGGGAAGCTTTATGGCATATCCTTTTGGCGGCTGGCAATCGAACCCTTACAGTGGGATGTCACCGATGGGCTTTGGGCAAGGCCAGTATCAGCAGCAAATGGCCCAGCAGGCCGCTCCACAGAGCGGGGGACAAAGCCCCTTCACGATGGTGCCGACAATCGCGGATGTGGACAAAGTCATGGTACAGCCCGGCGAAACGCGCTGGATCATGGTGCAAAACGAGCCTGTCATGGCTGTCAAAAAGGCAGACACGATGGGCTATGCGTCCGGCGAGTACTACCGCCTGACAAAGATCGACCCGGCGGCGATGCAGACACCGGCAGAGACGCAGTATCTAACCTCTGCGCAGGCAGATCAGAAGATACAGGCTGCCGTAAAGGCCGAAGTGGAGCGCGTGATGGCGCAGTATCAGACGGCCCCGGCGGCTCCTGCAAGGCCCGCACGGGCAAAGGAGGGTTAAGGTATGGCAAATCCTTTGATGCAGTTCCTGGGCGGCTCAGGAAGCCCGGCGATGCCAGGCCCGATGAACAACATGATGCAGCTTCTCCGGCAATTTCAGCAGTTCCGCTCCGCTTTCCAGGGAGATCCCCAAAAGCAGGTGGAAGAGCTGCGCAAGTCCGGCAAAATGTCAGATGAGCAGTACCACCAGCTGGAAGCGATGGCAAAGCAGATCATGCCTTTCATCAAGTAATCGAAAAATCGTGGCCACGATTTGAAATAATTTCACTATTCGCAAGAAAGGAAATCAACTATGGATAACATGTCTTTGAGCGATATCGCTGCCGTGACCCGTGGCAACGATAACGACGGCTGGGGCCAGGGCGGCGCGTGGTGGATCATCATCCTCTTCCTGTTCGTCTTTATGGGCGGCAATGGTCTCTGGGGCAACCGCACCGGCGAGTTCGGCCAGTACGCCACCGCTGCAAGCCAGCAGGAAATTCTTTTCGGCCAGCAGTTCGGCCAGATCAACGACCGCCTGACCAACATCGGCAACGGTATCTGTAATCTCGGCTATGAGATGCAGGGAGGCATCGGCCAGCTGGGCAAAGAAGTTGCTCTGGCTCAGGCAGGCACCAACACAACCATCCTGCAGACCGGCAACGGCATCCAGGCACAGCTTGCTCAGTGCTGCTGCGACAACCGTCTGGCAACGGCCAATCTGGCAGCCCAGATGGACAAGCAGACCTGCGCGATCAACTCCAACATTGACGCAAAGTTTGCCGAGCTGCAGAAGCAGCAGTATGAGCAGACCATCGCGGCCCAGAATCAGAGGATCAGTCAGCTGGAGCTGGCCTCCCAGATGTACGGCGTTGTGAAGTACCCCAACGGCTACTCCTACAATGCGGGCCCGAGCCCCTTCTGCGGCTGCAATAACGTCTGCGGCAACATCTAACACATACGCCCTTTAGGCGAGGATTGGCGGGGCGGCAAAGGCTGCTCCGCCTTTTATATAAGGAAGGAGATTTTTATGTCTAAATCTGCGATTTATACCGCCAACACCTCGGCTCAGACCGTGGCGGTAAACGATGTTATTCCTGTCGGCACCACTTCCCGGCGGTTTGGCTGTAACATCCGGCAGGACGGCAACGCCATCACCCTGCTGGGTCAGGGCTACTACCATGTGACCGTGTCTGCTACACTGGCTCCCACGGCTGCGGGCACCGTGACCCTGACCGGCCAGAAGGACGGCGTGGCTGTCATCGGCGCTACCGCTTCTCAGGTTGTGGCCGCTGCGGCTGCACCGACCAATCTGGCACTGACTTTCCTGGTGCGCAATGCGTGCGGCTGCGAAAGCTCTATCCTGAGCTTCCTGCTGACCGGTACTGCTGCCGTGGTGAACAATATGGCTGTGGCCGTGGAAAAACTGTAAGGGGGAGGACCTGGTTATGATGGACGAAGCAAAGTTTGCAGGGTATAAGGACACACTCGTTCATGCTGCAAAGCAAATGGCCGAAGAGTACAGCGATGCGATGAACTACGCAAGCATGGCAATGGACTATAAAACTGTCTGCCCCTACGCTTCTTCTGAGTGGTATAAGCTCTCTGGGGAAGAAATGGAGCACGCTGACGCAAACCGCCGCATTGCACAGAAAATCCTTACCGGCGTTGACAGCGAGGATTCTGCAGCAGGCGTAGAGCTGCATCACATGTGGAGCATGGCGGAAGACCTTGTTTCTGGCCTGTGCGAAGCCGTTACAAAAGAACGCTCCGCATACATGCGTTGAATTTTTGCAACATTTGTTGTAAGATAAGGCGGGCGATTTATCGCTTTTAGAATACGCCATAAGCGAACAACAAGCTAACACTTACTGCAAAAATAGCATAAATACGAAAAATATTATTGATTTGTAATCAGTGGGTTGCAGGTTCAACTCCTGTCACCAGCTCCAAAAAATG